TTGAGCGATCCGCATCGAGTGCATGTCTTGGAGGTGTATTCTTCGGTGCATACAACTAATCTTGTTTCTTTCTCTATTTTACATCTTTCGGCAAGTCGCATTCTAAAACGATAGTGTTTTACTTGAAGAAGATTGCGATTACCATATTTATTTTTTCTTACTATTTCTTGGCTTTCGAAGATAGGAAGAAAAATAACTTGGTAATTTTTAACTAATGAATTAATTGTCTTAAAATGCATATCATTAATCAAATGATCTAATTTATTGTAAATTCTGTTTTCTCTATTTTTGTATCGTTTTCTGCTTATAATTTTTTTATCTCTAAGTGACTTCATCTTATCTAGTTTATTTTGCAACTTTTTAATTTGATCTTTTCTAATTCGAACTATTTCTACCTTGTTTTCTGAATATATAGTCTGGAACTTTCTCGATCCTGGATCAAGAGCACATGCTTCTGTTTTATTAAAACCAGAATCTTTACACACAACGTCTATTGGTATTATAAGATACCATTGCTTTCGTTCCCATTGCAACCGACAATCATATTTTATTTCTGGTATTGTTTCTTTACACTTTTTTATTTTACTATTAAGGTATTTTTTGTAAATGAATAATGATCCATCTTTGTACGAAATAGCGGTCTTTGGAATTTCAATTGATCGATCTTTTTTCTTGCATCTATAGTTAATTTTAAATTGTCGTTCTGAGTTTTTATTATAAATATTCGGCATTTGAAATGTTAAAAGGTGTAAAACGTTGACTTCTTTCCATCTTTTATATATGTAAAAATATATTTAGTTTTAATTTATATAGACATAGTTTTCATTAAATTTAATAAATATACCCATTCTTCCTTTTTCTTTTTAACTATATTATATAGTATTCTATCTCCTGATTCAACCGCATCTTCTTCATCTACAATATCTGGTTTTGTTAATATCATAAAATATACATTTACATTTTGTTGTTCTTTTGGAAGATGCCAGTGTGATTTATATCTAATTGCACGACCGACCAATTGTTCTAAACCAGAATCATTCCATGTTGGGTCTAATACAACTACATTTCTGACTCCTTTAAGATCAAGACCTTCTGTACCAGCACGAGTCAAAATCAAAACGTTAAATTTATCATTATTAAAATTATTTACAATAGTTTGTCTGTTAATAACAGGAATGTCTCCTGAAAAAATATCAAAAGTAACACCATATTTATTTAATGCTTCTATAATAGGATTAATTCCAAAATCATACCAATTAGTAAAAATAATTGATTTTCCTGTTTTAAAAATGGGTATTGAAGCTTCTATTTTACTTGAATAATAATCTTTACCTGTTTTATTCACAGCACGTCTGTATCCGTGATAAAATTTTCTTGGATTTTTAAATTTAAGACCAAACAAATCTTCTCCGTTTACTAAGTCTGAATACCTTTTATAATAAGCATCACTCATTTGAATATCAACACGGTGATCTATACGTGTTGGATAATATTGCGGGTTTTCTTTGCATTCTACAACGTCTACTTTATTTCTTAATAAAGATCTAAAAGTAGTAATATTTGATAGATCTATATGTTTTCCTAATATTTGGTCTCTTCCTTGTTTGGCTGTACCAACAATAAATTTCCCATAGACTATATTTATAAGAGGAATAAAATCTTTCATAGAATTGACAAATGGAGTTGCTGTAAGAAGAAGGCGTTTATCTGCTTCAAAAGATGCTCTTACTAATTTGATAGATTTTGCACTTTCTGGATTTCTCATATTATGAACTTCATCTATCACAAGAAATTTATCTTTAAAAGAAATTGGATTTCCTGTTTTATATGTATTTAAAAATCCGTCAAAAGAGTAAAACTCATATTTTTTCCTATTTTTTACACCATATGTTTTCATTTCTTTTTTAAAATTTGACACAAGAGATGCTGGACCTACAAAAACGACTCCTTTGTCTGGATATTTATCCAAATAACACTGTGTGCATGTAATAGCAGTTAATGTTTTTCCACATCCAGTTCCATGAACTACAATTAAAGCATCATTATCTTCCATATATTCTACAACTTTAATTTGCAAATCTTGAAGTGTTAATTTTGATCTTGTGACACAATCAGATACAATTGTGTTAACACGTGACCATCTTTTAAAATCGTCTGTATCTGGTTGAATGTCACGTATACGTGAACTTAAACTCGGAAGCTCTTTTTTGTACCCAGGTTTATTTTTACATCTGTGACTAATTGGATCACGATATTGATGTGGTTTACAATCTACATATTTTTTACGAGTAGAAGAACCTTTTTTGGGACTTCTTGTAGGGGATCGAGTTCTTTTGTAATCAGGTTTATTTTTACATCTGTGAGTAATTGGATCACGATATTGATGTGGTTTACAATCTACATATTTTTTACTTGTATGCGAAATTTTTTTGGAACCTTTTTTGGGACTTCTTGTAGGGGATCGAGTTCTTTTGTAATCAGGTTTGTTTTTACATCTGTGAGTAATTGGATCACGATATTGATGTGGTTTACAATCTACATATTTTTTACGAGTAGGAGAACCTTTTTTGGGACTTCTTGTAGGAGATCGAGTTCTTTTGTAATCAGGTTTGTTTTTACATCTGTGAGTAATTGGATCACGATATTGATGCGGTTTACAATCAACATATTCTTTTTTTGTACCAAAACGTTGTTTAACAATTGGACTACGGCTATTAGCTTTTTTTCTAGCACCTAAAAATTTACCTTCAAGTTCAGTAATTCTTTTACCATCTTTATAGTAATATTTTTGACCATTTTCAGTTGTAATGTAATAAATATTCATTTACTTAATACATAGAAAAAAAATATCATTCTATTTAAAATTTGAATTTTAAATAATCACATACATAATTGTTGTTTTGTTATTGGACTGAGAGAATTTAAATTACACCAATGTTTTCTTAAAATGTGTAATGAGTTATTAAAAAAATAAGAATCTTTAGTAATAGATATTTCTATCTGTTCTTCTTTTCCTGAAACTTGACCCATTTAGTTTATGAATTACGTTTTTAAATTAAGATGTAAAAACATATCTTCTATTTTTGTTGTGCAATTTTGAATATCTGTGTCTGTATTAAAAGCTTTAGCTAAATGCGGTACTGTTTTATAAACACAAAGTGTATCAAATTGATCAATCATAAAATGATCAATCGGCTGTTGAATTCCTAGTTTATCAACAAGCTCAAGAAGTTTTTGTGCTCCTTTTGGACGTATTACATAACCAAAAGTTCCTCCTCCATGCAATCGCATAATTGGTGAAAACTTCATTACACCAGGATGTACAAATGTATCACCATACAAATAATCTCCGTGTTCATCATCATATATTCCAAAAAATAAAATATCCCATCTTAAATCGTCTTTAATAGTCGAGTAAATATTATTCCATTTTTTTACAAATTGATCATCCAAAATAACATCGTCTTCAAAAACAATGTAATCTTTACATCCCATATACGCTTCTTTCCACATACGAATATGACTTAATGAACATCCCAACGTTCCAGCATAATAGTTATGAGTTAAGTTTGGCCAACGCTTGCCAACAAATCCTTCTTTAATATGAAATATTTTGCTTTGTTCTTTATTAATAACAAGTTTCTTTCCGTTTGTCGCATCAAACCTATTATAATTTTTAAGACCAATTTTATCAGCTTGATCAACAAACTTTTGCCATCTATCAGTTCTGTGTTCTAAATTAAGAACATTAATTGAATAATCTTCAATTTTTTTTGTTATTATAGATTCAATTACAGGAATTATTTGCATTTCATTCAATATTTTTAATTTCTCTTTTTTGATAATATCAATCCTTTTTTCCCATTCGTTATTTGAAATCGCTTCATTAATAATTTGCAAAGTCTTTTCACAGTTATTCGGGTCAATTAATATATAAGCTCTTTCATCAATAAACATATTAATGTTTGGACATCCATAGTAAAAGCATAAACACTCTCCTAAAATAGCATCAACAATTTTTTCTGTAAAATAATTATCAATTGATGAATTTTCACACGCAATAGTATATTTATAGGGGAAAATACCATTGTCTTTTTCAAGAGGTGGAAGAATTCCTATATAATTTTTAAAACCAAAATTATTACTTTTTCCATAAAGATCAAATTGTAACCCACGTGCTTCTAATTGAAGTAACAAATCAATACGTTTGATATGACCAGGTAAGCGATATTCGCTTGAAGTAACAGTAGATAAGCATTTTGTTTTTTCGATTTGCAATGATAATAATTCGGTATACGTTTTGTTTAAATGCCATTCAATGCTATTTCTTTGAGAAAAATAATAAAAAAATTTATCTTTTTGAGGAAAAATCCAATCATTAGGAAAAATTATTTGTCTGTTTTCAATTCCTTCCATAGAAAGTAATATTGTTTTTTCAGGTTCCCAGTATTCATCAGATCTCGGATAGTTAGTGATACAATACCAATCTGCCTTTTCTTCTTCTGTAAAAAATATATTATTCCAAATCTGATTTGGTTGACAAAATCTTTTACATATTTGAGTCCAAGATTTGTGATCAGTCCAATTAGTCATTAATTTAACACTTATTTTATTAGAATTATCTTCGTATCCAAACAATTGTAACCATTCTTTAGCTCTTAATTTCCAAGATTGATTTCTTGCCCATTCAATTCCTTTAGATCGAAGGTTTTCTTTCACGTTGTCATCATTTGATATTTCTACAATTTTGTTTTCGGCTTCTTCAAAATATTCAGGTGAATGAATTGAATTTTGCAACAATATTCCTCTATCTCCTACAGTATCTTTTAGAGCAGCTAAATCTGACGTAATGCAAATACATCCAGACGCCATAGATTCTAAAGCACTAATACAATATGTTTCAGCCCAATTAGTTGGATAATACCAAAAATCTGCTTTCATTTGATGTTCAACTAATTCATTGTTGTCAAACCGCCCCATAAATTTTATGTATGGTATTGTTTTAATTAATTGAAGAAAATCTTTGTATTCTCCTTGAAAATCATCTTCTCCCCGATATATCCATAATTCTGCATCAGGCAATTTTTCTTTAATTTTTGAAAAATTATCTACAAGTTGTTTTAAACCTCGATTTGGGTTAGACGTGTAAATAAACCTATTTTTAACTCTTTCTACTTGTTTATTATAACGAGTAGTATCAATTGCATTACCAATTATATATATTTTAGATTCATCTAAATTATAGTGCTGTATTACAAATTGTCTGTGCCAATCGGTTAAGACTACTATACCATCAATTTTATGTATAATATTTTGTAACAAAAATTTTCCTTCTTGTGGCATATATATTCCGTTCCAAGCAGGATGTGCGATTGTATCGTGAAGCCAAATATAAGTTTTAAGAGCTTTATTATCAAATTCCAAAAAATGAAAAATATATCTGCTGACAATCATAATGTCTATTATGTTTTCTGACATAAATTTATTTAAATAATTTGAATTAAAATAAGACACATTGTTATCACACGTATCATTTAAACTTGATCCAAATACATAAACAGTATGAGTTTTAGAAAACTCTTCTGCTAAATTTTTTAAGGCAAATTCGGCACCATATACTCCGTTTAAATTTTTATTGAAATCAGGAGTATAACCTATACTAAAACAAATAATTGGTACATGTTTCATATTTAGGTGTAAAAAGTTTTTTTTTAAATATGAAACTAAAATATATTTTACTTATACAAATGACAAGTGAGTGGATAAAAAAATCAGAAACATATGACAAAATTTGTTGGACGAATATAATATCCGGAAAAATGAAATGTAAATTTTTGACTTATGTAGATGGTACAAAATTACCTAAGGGATGGGAAAGATGGTCAAGTAACAATTCATTTTACTATAGATATATTGACAGCACAGGAAAAATATATAAACCAACATGGAAACCTCCACATAAAAATGTTGATTTTTCTCCTCGATTGCTAGATATGCCTGAAGACGTTATGATAGAAATAATTAAACAACTTTTTAATTCTTACCCTATCGAATCACCCAATTCTGTTTCTTCTTTAATGAGAGTTTTTGCAGAAAACGAACATTTGGAAATAATTAAAGGTGCATTTACTATAGGAAGAAATCATATTTTTAATCTTGTTGACACAGAAACATGGATTCGGATGATTATAAGTATGGGATTTGATGTCTCAATAGGTCAGTTTCGTATTATAAAACCAGGTTTTTGGTCTCAAAAAGATATTGATTATCAAAAGGCTTTTGTAAACGAATGTAGATACACATGTCGTGCACACGATCTTCTAGATTTGAAAAAGAAACCATCGATGAAAAAGGTATCGACTGCTTTACTCAATAAATTGATAAGTGCTGATCAAACAATTGAAGGTAAAAATTTTTTAACAGGAACAATAGTTCCAAGAAAATTTACATACGAAGCAGAATTAGAAAGTGCTATAGAGGAGTTGCCACATCAAAATGCGAGCGTTGAAATGCGTTTTTGGGATATTAGGTTAATTGATCATACTAATAATTTGTTAAATGGATTAGAAGGATTTGTAGACCTAAGATATTGGGATACATCAAAAATAACGCATATGTGTGGTATGTTTAGTCAATGTATTGCTTTAATTACTGGTTTGGAAAATTGGAACACAAGCAGAGTTTTTAGTATGTCAAATATGTTTGCAGAAAATCATAGATTTAACATTGATATTTCACAGTGGGATACTAAAAATTGTAATATAATGACTAGAATGTTTTATGATACTCGAAATTTTAATCAATATCTTCCATGGGATACAAGTAGTCTTAAAAATGCGTCATTTATGTTTAATGCAGCTATTAATTTTAATAACGGAGCACCTAAAGGACAATTTCCTCCTCGTCCTCCACGTGCAAACGCAATTTCAAGGCAACCTCCTCAAACTCAAGTAACACAAATAAGGCCTTTAGAATGGGATACAAAAAATTTAGAAGATATGACTAGTATGTTTTCGAGTGCACATGCATTTAATCAACCTTTACCTTGGAATACAAGCAAATGTCGTATTATGAAATCGGTGTTTTCATTTTCGACTTTGTTTAATCAGTCTCTTCCTTGGGATACAAGTGATTGTATTGATATGAGTAATATGTTTGAACACGCTCATGTATTTAACCAACCTTTGTCTTGGGAAACAAATTTTGTAGAAAATATGAGTAGTATGTTTTCGTGTGCATACGCATTTAATTCCGATATTTCAAAATGGAATACGTCCAGTGTATTTAATATGGATCGTATGTTTTACAGTGCGTCATCATTTAACATAAACATTTCTAATTGGGATACTTCTAAAGTTGAAAGTATGGTGTATATGTTTTATGAAGCTAGAAATTTCAATCAAATTCTTAAATGGAATACATCAAGTGTAGATTATATCAATATTAGATCAATATTTGGAAGATCTCATGGTAGTTTTGCTATACAAGATTCTTCAGATTAAAATGTAATACTTTTATTTTAAAATTGAATAAAATAAAATGTAGTTAAAAATAACAATAAATGAACACTACTACACAATATCTTTATTTAATACAAGAAAGAGAGTTTAAAAACTCAAAACAGAATATTTATAAAGTTGGGATGACAAAAAAAGAAAATTTGGTCAGATTTAAACAATACCCCAAAGGCTCTATTCTGTTATTCCAAATAATTTGTTCTAACTGCAACAAGATGGAAAAAGATGTTCTTAAAAAATTTAAAAAAATTTTCACACAAAAAAAAGATATTGGTACTGAATATTTTGAAGGTGATTATAAAAATATGATTGATATTATTTATGATACTGTAAAAAATGAATGTGAAAATGATAAACAAATAGAATATTTGAAGACGGCGGATGAAAAAAGTGAAAATGATAAACAAATAGAATCTTTGAAGACGGCGGAAGAAGATGAGGAAGAAGAAGATGAGGATGAGGATGAGGAAGAAGAAGATGAGGAAGAAGAAAAACTAATTATTTCAACATATGAAGACTATATTAAATATAATAGAATTAAAAAAATAGTTATTACTAACAAAAATGGTCAAGGATTTTTGAGATTTGAAGGTGAAGGTCAATTGTGGCGTGAAATTGGTCCAGACGAAGAGGAAAATTTATTAGAGTATATTGAACACTGGAATGATAAGAATCTTGTAAAACTTGATGAATCAAATATTGTAGTAACATATAATGAAATGTATAATTACAAAAATAAGGCTACTAATGAAATAATTACTCAAAAAAAATTTTATCAATTAAACGTAATAGAAAGAGAAGATTATGATTATTTCTTTAAAAAAATTAAATATACTCATATTGAAGTGGAGTATGATGTAAATGACATATTTAAAGATATAATAAAAAAATGTGTTGTGAAAAAACCTGCTTTTTTCAATTTAGATTATCACGACTACATTTTAAGATCTAATGATAAAAATAATTCTCTCTTATATGTACTATTTAATAGTATAACTTTTACATTTATTCCTGTTGACAAATTAATTAATAATAAAATATTAACCAAAAAAGATTGTGGTGAAAAATGTGTAAGTGTAAACAATATAGTTAATATAGACGTTGTTAATGATATTTTAAACTCGTTAATTACTAATGAAATTAAACTTCAATATAAACAATTAGTTTATAATTTAATTGTCAATCAAACAGAACAAACAAAATCATTTGTATTTTATGATTATAACAACTGCTTATTGAAAGAATGGATAATTTGTTTATTATATGCCATTTCTAAGAAAAAATTTTATATTTATTCTTATGAATATTATGATAATAAATTAGAAGTTGAAAAATTATTAACAACACTACGATGTGTTATAATTAAAGAATACCCAAATATTACAATTAAAGAGCAGATTGATGAATTTTCTAGGTTAGGTATTAAAAATATTATTGTCTGTCAACAAGATGAAAAAAATACTATGTATAATATTTCAAATTTTAGAAAATATTTAAATGATAATAAAGAATCATTACTTAAATGTATCAAAGAAGAAAATAATTGTGAATTTAGATCACATCATTGGGAAAAATTATGGTACAAAACTTTTGACGACGATATATTTTATAATTCAGATTTGTTATGGACAAACTTTTTGAAATGGTGTTGTGTAAAATAAAAATATAATTATATTGATTTGTAATCATAAGTCTGTATCTCAAAATATGATTAATTTATAATAAATTTGATTTAAATTATACTTTGGTATAATTTAAAATAAATGTCTTGGAAACGGAAAATGTTTAACACAATGTTGGTGTAAATGTGATAAAATATGTATTTGTGGACATAGAGATCATAATGGTTACTGTCCTTCTAAATGATGTATTCCATCTAATTGTAGAAACTGTAATATGAGGCAACCTAAATGGGGGACCTCATACAATAACAGATAATATATTTGAATGTCCTGTTTGTTTAGAAAATACAATTATATTGAATTGTAATCACAAAATATGCAATGAATGTTGGTATATAATTACAGAAAAAGGTAATGATTACTATAATTATAAGTCTGTATGTCCATTGTCTAGAAATTTGTATCAATGGTGAGTATAAATAAGTAGACAATATAATATTTTATTTATATTTGTTTGTATGTTTAGCAATAGTATTTTCTTGTTCAGTGTCATAAAAAAACTGTCCATCAGTAAATTCAATGTCATTATAGTACATTATAAATGATATACCACAATCTTCAATTATATATGGATAACTCTGAGTAAATATATCATAACTAAGAACATCAAAGTTAATTTTTTCCATATGATTAATAACAATATCGCAAGCTTTATTTGATAAATAAAAAATAACACCACCTGCACCAAATAGATTAGGACGCGTTACGTATTTAGCAAGAGATGACATATTCATATTTGTCATACCGTGTTGACTATTTAAAAAATCTTCTTGATGATTAATATAGTAATCTAATATAAATGTATCAGTTCTTATATTTTTTAAAGTATTTTTATCAATACATTTATAATTTCTAAAAAAACATGATTGACCCCAGTAATCAAATTTTTCATATTTAGTAAACATAGTTAAATTATTTTCATTAAAAATTAAGTCATCACCACATCTTAAAATTCCTTCTTTAATATTAAAGATACATTTTACTGATTTAATAGCTAATGCTAACTTTTTTAGTAGGTGTAAGTATGAGTCTTCACATTTTATATACAATATATT